CTTGATGGTGTCGGCGCGGGTGGCGGCGGTCATCGACAGTTCGCCGAGCTGGTTTTGCAGTTGGGCGGCGGCTTCTGCCTGGGCGGTCAGCTCGCCGGTGAGGGTGGTGATGGTGGTGTCTTTGAGTTTTTCCCGCCGCTCGGCCTCTTTGGCCTTGTCATCGGCGGCCTTGAGGTCACGTTGCAGGGTGGTGACCTTACCCTTGGCGGTCTCGGCCGAGGTGGCAGACCAGCCCCAGCCGCCTAAGGCGATGGCCAAGGCCAGCAGCAACCAGGTGAGGGGGGATCGCAGCAGGTTAAGCCACATAATCGATCCCCCAAAAATCCATCCCATCAGCGCGCAGGACGCTGTTACATGGCATCACCACCACCGTATCAACAAAGGTTTCAGCCTTGCTGAGCAGCTTGTTGATCACCCTGTCGCCCGAGGCGTTCATCAGGTCGAAACCCGTGCGTGGGGTGGTCGTGTAGTAGCCGTTCGGCATGATTGGGATATCAAGCTGGTTTTCATACCAGTCAAACTCGTCAAAGAACCAGCAGGCGTCGCCGTCTTTGATAAGCGCTTCCAGAGTTTCCCGTTCGGCTGGGCAAAGCTCGTTCCTGCGGCTCATGTTGAGCATGTCGCAGCTGGCGACGTATGCCCCTTTGACCTTGCTGGCAATGTCCATAAATACCCAGAGGTGCTGCTTATCCAACGGTGTAGACAGCACGATGACAATCTTTTTTCCTTCCTGCCGCTTCTTGTTCGCGGCTGCTATTAGGCGGGTGGTTTTACCTGTCATCCTGCCAGTGATTTCAATGTGCATCTGCCACCTCCTTCACCGGATATACCTTGGCAAAGTGGTCGTATGCCTTGGCCAGCTTGGTGTCGTAGTCGTTCTCTTTGTAGGCGGGGCCGTTGTAGCGGCGGGCGAAGTCGGCCCACTTGCGGCCCTGCAGGGCCTTGTGCATGGCAGCGTCTTGTTGGATGAAGCGGCACAGGGCGGTGAGGTGATCGACCTCGCTGCGCTGCATGGCCGCCAGCCAGTCGCCGGCCGAGGTAAAGCCCAGCGCCTGCCAGTGGTAGCCCATGATCTGGAACATGCCCCAGCTGGCCGACTCGATGGCGGCATCCCGATGCAAGCTGATGGCCAGCTGTAGCCGTTCCCACTCTGCCGCGCCGCCGGCATAGCCGCCGCGCTTGGGGTTGACCAGGTTGGGGTAACTGGCGGCCAGCTGGTCACTGGCGGCTTTGCCCTGGTGCTTGGTGAGCTGCTTGTAGAACACATGTCGCTCGAACAGCACCACCGGGCGCATGGCGTCGGTGAAGCCTTCGCCGATGCTTTCTACCTGGGCAACGGTGGCCATGGTGGCGAGCGGCAGGCCCAGCAGGTCAGCCCCACTCTGCATGTGGTGGATGGTCAGCTGGTTGCCGCGTTCGCTGCCGAGCAAGGCGGCCATGGTACGGGGGCCCGCCTGACCGATGGCGGCGATCATGTAGTCACGCTGGAAGGCGAGCAGGGCCAGTTCGGTGGCATCGCCAAACCAGCCGTCAGGATCCACCGGATAACCGGCCTTGGTGAGGCGGCGCTGCAGAACGGCTACGGCTGTGCCGGTATCCCCTTTTTTGAGGCTCATGGCTGAAATCTCCCATTCAGGTGGCGGGCGGTGGTCGGCTGCTGGCGGCGGCGCGGCATCAGGCGCATGACTGACCCCCTCGACCCGAGCAGGGCGGTCAGCACCACGGCAGCCAGCAGGACGGCAGCGGGATCCGGTGATGGCAAGACACCCAACATGGCGCGCAGTGGCACGGAGCCAGCGGCCACTGTGATGACCCATGCCAGCAGGGCAGGTAGGGGGCGGTAGTCGCCCCCGTTGCGGTTGAAGGTAGCCACTCGCAGAGCGATGGCGGCGCAGATCATGGCGTAGAGGATGGTCAGCATGTCAGCCCCCTTTGCGGAGTTTGAACAGGTCTTCCGGCGCTTTGCGTAAGGCCCATTGCAACAAATGGACGGCCATTGCCGATGCCAGCAAGGCACCGATAGCGCGCGGGCTGCCGGCAGCCTTGACAGGTAGAACCGTTGTCATGATGGCTGCCACCTGATCGGCAAAGAGGATCCCGATGATGAAAGCCGCGACAAACAGCCCTGCTTTGCGCAGGTTGCCGAGTTCTGTGGTGGTGGCGATGAACACCATGGCCCCGGCGAATGCTGCCAGTACCACTTCGATATCAAGGCCGGGGAACAGTGATAGCAGTGCCAGACCGGTGAGGGTGCTGGTTGCTGCACTGGATGAGATCGGTTCTGGCATCGTGCTCTCCTGTTGTTATCGTTTGCCGCCGTAGTGGCGAGCGGTTTGGAATTCGGTGATGGTCTGGCACTCGGCGCAGCGTTCGCAGCCCCGGATCGCTTCACGGCGCGCCTGCGGGATGGGGTTTTCGCAGTCGATGCAGTAGTGGGGGCCGGTGCCGCTGATGCGGGCGGCGTGGATGCGAGCAGCGATTTGCTGATCGCTGATGTCGGCCAGTCTTTCGAGTTCGTCGTCGAGGCGGCTCATGGTCAGTTCCATAGCTGGATCAGCGGCTGCTCGGCCTGGGTGGGGGCCGCTGGCATTGTGATGAGGGTTCCGGTCGGGATGATGGGGCCGAGCGCGGCCAAACCGGGGTTGAGGTTGAGCACTTGCTCAGTGATGCCTGCGGTGTAGCCGTAGTGCCGGAACAGGATGAGATCGAGGGTGTCGCCCTGTTGGCTGCGCAGTTGCATCAGATCAGCTCCACGGTGTTGTGGGTGGTGCCGAGGATGTCGCGAATGGCAAAGCGGGCATCCCGGTAGAGGTCATCCGAGCTGATGATTTTGGCATCGGCCCCTTTGACGCCGTCACCGGTGGCGCTGTAGTCGGTGTAACGCTCCAGCAGGTTGGCGCGGGTCATGGCATAGACGGCGCGCCGGTAGCTGTGCAGGTGCACCGATTCGTTGTTGATGACCTCGCTTGGGACGGCGGCCAGGTTGGCGTGGCCTTCTGCCTGACGGGCGATGCGCCAATCCGCCAGATCCCGGTTGACGCTGGTGATTGCGTCGACCACGGCATGGGTCAGGCGGGCGGTGGTGACGGTGCCATCAAGCCGGATTGTTTCACGCAGGTCAGGCAGCGAGATCGCGGGCCAGAAGGGGCTGCTGGTTATCTCCCCTTCATCTGGCGCGGTCGGTGCTGTGGCAATGAATCCGGTGCTCATGGTGCTCCTGTGTTTGTTTATCCGCAGGTTGGGCGGTGGTCGGGCCGTCTGGTATGCCGCTGGCATTCGTCAGGCCCGAGCCGCCCAGGGTGCGGGGTTCGCTCGGTTAGCTGCCGCCGCCTTGGGCGTCGGGCTGCTGTTCTTTTTTCAGTTCACGTTCGAGGACTTCGAGCTCTTTCTTGATGCCGACCTTGTCGTGCAGTTCGATGGCGCGGCGGTAGTGCTCTGCAGCTTGCGGCTTGAGCCCTTCGGCGTAGCATGCGCGGCCCACGGCCTTGTGCAGCTTGGCCCGCACCTGGTCGAAGATGTCGCATGGCTCAAGCAGGCCGAGGTAGGCATAAAGCAGCCCGCAGCTTGGGCCGTTGCCTGCCTCTTGCTGTTTGATGGCGGTGTCTGCCACCTCTTCGGCGATCATGGTGGCGGCGGTACGCTCGTAACGGTCCGGGGTGCTCAGGCCGTGGCGGATCACGTAGTCGGCCATGGTGAAAGCCCCTTCGAGATCGCCGGTGTCGAGGTGCCAGAGCATGACGGTCACCAGGACGTCATCTTGTCCGCCCCGGTCGGCGGCCAGCAGGCCATCAATCCAGGGTTTGTAGACGGCCAGCATGGGGCGCTTGGCCTCGATTTTGCGCTCGATGCTCTGGATGCCCTTGAGGGTGCGGCGGTGTTCGGCCAGCTGCATCAGCTGCAGCTCGTAGGCGTTGGCGCGTTGTTGGTCGAACTGAGGATTGGCCGCCCCTTGCAGGGCGGCCAGTGATCTTTCACGGTGGCGACGGGCGGGAGTCATGCCACCTCCTTACGCGCCGGGGGCCGGGTTCGGCCCGATGACGATGTTTTCGACCAGGGCTGCGCAGTCGTAGTCCTCGACCACGTAGGCGTCGTTGGAGCTTTCGTAGTTGACGATACGGTTGCGTTTGGGCTCGTCTTCGATGTAACGACGGCGGGCTCCGGTCTGCGGGTAGATGGAGAGGTTGCTGATCTTGGTGATGAGCAGCTTGTCTTCTGGGAAGAAGGGGACGCGCACGGCTTTGAGACCGCCGATTTGCTTCTGGCTCACCAGCACCTGACCAGCCAGTTTGTTCTGGTTGTCGCCCGCGTCGTTGATGATTGGGAAGTATTTGTCGGAGAGCATCTTGCGGCCGCAGATGACCACCAGGTCGGTATCGTCCTGATACCAGGGTTTGATCAGCTCGCTCACAACGTCGAATACCAGGGCGTCGATGTTTTTGTAATCGCCGTCGGTGGCATCTACGTAGATCTTGCCGCTGCCCTCGGTGCCCTCGCTCATGACCTGGGCCGGGGCGGCGATGCGGATGTGTTGCAGCCAGCCGATGTTGACGTCCTGCAGCAGGGGGTGGGTAGTGCGGTTGGTGTCCGGCTCCACGCTGGTACCGTGCCAGCCGATCATGATGCGGTCCAGCCCCTGACGGGTGAGAATTGCGTCGCGGACACGGGTCTGGAAGTCGGGGAACTTGGCCCAGGCGTCGATCTGGCCGTAGCCGATCTGGGTGTCGAAGTTGGTCTGGGCGCATTCGTAGCTCTGGTCGTAGAGACCGTGCGGGCTGTTTGGCTGACGGTCTTTGTTGGCAGTGTCGGTGCGACCGGCAATGGTGCTGGTGATGCCAATACCGACCTTTTGTCCTTTCATCTCATCGACCGGGATGATGTTGATCATGCCGAGGAAGGCAACCGACTCCTGCATTTTGGTTTCCAGGGTCTGCTGGACGCTGGGCTGCACGTTGAACTGCACCGTGGCGCTGGAGACGGCGTTGAGTTTGGCTACCTGGCTGGTGAACTCGTTAAACTTCTGGCGGGTTTCGTTACGCATGGATGGTGTCCTTAGCAGTCGGTTTGAATAGAGGTGCCGTCGCTACCGGTGGCGGGCTGGCGCTTGTGGCTGAAATCTTCCTGGCCTTCCAGCTTGGCGGTGAGGTCAGCCAGCGCTTTGGCGGTGGCTTCCTGCTGGCTGGTCAGCTCGGTGATGGTGGCGGCCTGTGCGGTGAATTTATTCTGCAGGTCTGCGTCGATGGTGGTCACTTCTTTGGCCACGGCTTCGACGGCCTGATGCACGTCACTGAAGTCAGCGCCGGATTGCTTCTTGTGGGAGGAAAACAGCGCGGTGACCCGTTCCATAATGCTGGGGCCTTTGTCGGCTTCGTCTTCGAATTCGATGACGGTTTCCAGCGCTTCGGTGAACAGGCATTCCTTGTACTGCTTACGCTCGGCCAGCGGGTTGGTCGAGGCCTTGCTGCAGAACTGCAGCATTTCGGTACCGAGGCTGGCTGGGCTGTCGGTGACGGCCAGCCCCATCAGGTAGGCGCCTTTCTCGTTCAGGTTCGGGTGGATTTCGACAGAGGTGAACACCTTCTGG